AAGTCGAAGGGATTAATTGGTTCTTCGTCTTCAAACTCAGGTTGCATGGAAGCGAGGATCTTATCAAAGATCTTCTTACCAAACTTATAAAGGAATACCCTACCTTCGTTCTCAGGATGCAGAGGATCCTTGACGACGTAGATATTGGCATAGTAAGACAGTTTACGCTTTTGCTTCTGACTTACAATATCCTTTTTACTTTGCTCTCCACTGTTCCACAATTCGCGATTGTATTCGCCAACTGGATCTTTCTTACCAATAGTGGTCAGGGAGTTCTCAATATACCATCCACCAGGACCTTGGAAAGCGTGACTCCAGAGTTTTACCCATGGAAGGTCTTCGCCTTCAAATGCAGGTAGGAAACGGATGACTGCTGAACCAACGCCAGTCTTATCCATTTCTGGTTTCCAAAAACGATCATCGGCACCATTGCCGCCAGAAGTGTTCATTTTCTCAACTTCTTTCACCAGTTTACCAGTGAGAGAACCTAGTTTAGATTGCTTCTTTAGATCAGAAAAAGACATTGCAATAACCTCGTATTGTGTGTATTTGGCCTTTTGGGCGACTTTGATGGGGATGCCAAGCCCCTGTACATATTAGTGTGTGTTCAGTTCTTTGTCAAGTAGTTCTTCATCTTGACGATGTGTTGCTCCATGTTGTTGAAGATCACATTGATGTCAAAGTTTTCTGGAAGACCCATCATAGCAGTAGACTGCCTCATATGATCTTTGACTTCATCCATCTCGTCACTGTCTGTTAGTTGGATACGAGTATACATCACCTTCTGCTTTCTCAGCAACTTCTCCAACAGTTCAATATGATAAAACTTTTCTTTATCATCCATCATACTAAACCGAAACATGTTGGAATATATCTCTTCTTGCAACTGAGAGATTTCTGCTAACTCTGCTCTAACGACTTCCGAATCGAAAAAACTCAAACTACTATCTCCTTAAGAATTTTTTTAAAATGAAATATATCAATATGTATGAAATTATTATATTTGTCTAGTCTCATTGATATGAATTCCCACACTGGATCTTGTAACTTAGAATCAAAATATTTTTTATATCCCAATATTTGATTCAAGATTACCATTGTCTCAAGAGATATATTCTTTTGTAGAAATTGTTTTACAATTTTTGGATGCTTATTCCCCTCAATTTTAAACATATCATCGAAGTCCTGATCATCAAATGCATCACGGACATCAGACTTAAACACATATGTTAGTGAGTTAATTCTTCCGTTCCAATCCAAATAGTTCTGTTCACCGTTGCGAATTATGTCCCCAATCCACAATCTATCCGGATCATCACATGTTGCAAAATTTGAAACAAAGAACTCAATGATTTGTTTATCGTTTTTGTTTCTTGATAACTTTTCAAACCAAAACCTATCTTTACGAGCGTAAAAAGTTTTAAGACTTGCGCGACACTTTCCGCCGTATCGGTGATAGTCGTAAGTTTTTTTTGTAAAGTGGTTCTTTAATGCTAGGTAGGTTTTATAACAGGAAAATGGATCCACTTAAAATAGGAGTTTTGCTCTCGACGTTTTCTTTAGGAAATTAAGTTCCGTTGCATTATGCTTGATCTTTTCTTTCAGTGGTTTTGAAATCAACTTGGGTACTGACTCAAGATCAATACTATTCTTTGTACAGAAGAAAACAATCGCATCGATATAATTCATCTCTGGATTGTCCCTCACAAGTGCCTCAATCTCTTGAGCAAATCTTGCTGAGCAAAAGAACTTTTTTTCTAAAACTTTCTCAAATTCTGCGTTTGTGTTGGAAGACATTAACTGTGTGATTGTTGGGGACAATGGTATAACGTAATAACATCTTATTATTATAATTCACTTAGAGTATTCTGTCAATTTGTCGTTGACAAACTTTTCAATATATTCTACAAGAATTTTCAAGTATTTTGCTTTATCTCTTTCTTCGTAAATCTCCACATCTCCATTTTCACATGCCATGATAATGACAAACTTCTTCACTGAAAGACCAGTGAGTTCATAGAGCATACAAGCATAAGCACAACACTGAACAAAGTATCCATCAATCCACTTCCGTGGTTTTGGTTTTTCCGATGTCTTAAAGTCAATGATTGCTAGTTCACCATCAAACTCAGCAATACAATCTACAGTGCCTGCGATTCCTAGATACCTACTATATAGAGCGCCCTCAAGAGAGTGAATATTATCAATCCTTGCTAGAGAAGGTTTCGCAATTTTAAAAAGCATCTCCGACAGGGGTTGTACTGTAGGGAGACTCTCATTCTTCAACCAATATTCAATCAACGTATGAGTATCTGTTCCACGACTGGTTGCTCTTCGTGTTTTCTTTTCTGCTACATCCTCACCAACCCTTTTCCTCCAAGCAGCGAAAAACTCCTTTTTATAATTGCTGATTACAGAAGTAATCGAAACTAACTTAAGAAGTTCTTCTTCATCCTTTACATTATAATATCGGACTCCATCAATCAATTGTCTTGATAGTGATGGAAGATTCAAGTCAACATGATTAAACATAATAAGACGTTACCCCATTCCAATTTCGTACTTAGCGTGTAGATATTCTTTACAGATACCAGACCTTACGATATCTTCAATACCAAATTCAATTATATCAAAGGATGGCATGATACGCAAGATCTTCATGAAGTCTGCAATACCATTACGCTCATTTGTTTTGGTTAGATCACTTTGAAGTGCATCACCACAGAACATAATCTTACTATCTTGTCCACAACGAGTAATGATGGAATCAAGTTCGTGGAAGTTTAGGTTCTGGAACTCATCAACAATAATGATTGCATTATCGAGAGTAGTACCACGAATGAATGAAGTAGACCAGAATGAAATAGTTCCTTGTGCCTTTAGATGACCATAGAGCATTTCAAATGATGCATCGTCTGGCATTTCAAACATGAACTTAACCATGTTCTTATAAGGAATCTGATATAGTGCAGACTTATCATCATGATCCCCTGGAAGGAATCCAATCTCTCTAGTTGCTACAAGAGAACGTACAATGTAGATCTTATCATAAACAGAGTTGATATCTAAAACTTCTTGGAGTGCTTTGTACAGAGTAATAAACGTTTTACCTGTACCGGCAGCACCATAAGCGACTAAATTCTTACCTTCAGAATACGAGTTAAATAACCGTTCCTGATTATCTGTAAGAGGTTCAATAACATGAAGTTGTTGAGAATCAATTTGATTTTTCTTTTTTCGAAGTGCTCTCGAATTTGTCATACCAATACCAATCGGTTGTAGATCACCACTACTCTTTCTCTTTCTGGGCATAAGTTTTATTAAAGTTTACTTGAGGGTTTGTACTTTTGAACCAGGTGCTGTTTGTGCTTTTTTTAGCACATCGTTCCATCCTGGTTTTGACTTAACAAGACGGTCCTGCCACTCACCGGCTTCGCCACCACTAGAGGCACAACCCTCTGACCAATCTCTCTGCCATTCAGGATTATCCTCATACCATTGCTGGATATCAAAAACGCTTTTATTGATCACTTTTTTGTCACCAGTCACTTTATTAACAATGGGAAATTGTGCCATATAAGAAAACTCAAAGGGGTATTAATTATTTATCATGCCCATTCCAGAGCTTCTGCTACTGTTGGGAATTGTTCTACAAAAATCTTTTTGCATTCCTCTGCAATATCCATGTGCTCTTTTTGAGTTCCGTGAGCAGAACGTAAATCAATATAATGGATCCATGAACGACAAGACCCAGACATATAGATCCTAGTGGGAGTGGCAAGAGGAAGTACAAATCTTGAACATTCCTTGGCAATGTTAGCGGAGAGCATCTCTTTATAGAGTTTCATTCCCTCAGCAAAGTGATTTCTCATTTTGATTTGGAACTCTTGGCGCGTATACGGATCAATGTCATCAATAGAATTCTGACGATTCTTGGTGTCTTGTCTGCGTAATTCAGGTAGAGGGATCTCCTCCGAGAGTAGGGAAGAATCAGCATAGCGTTGTGAAAATTCTTGGAATGTAAATGAACGGTGTCTCAGGATTTGAGCCGCTAGTCCTCTAGTTGTCTCAATCTCAAGGGTCATGAATGCCTGTTCAAACACAGACCAGTGTTGATGATTTACACAATACTTAAGAAGTCCCGACACCTTTGGATTCTCTTGATTATTGGGATTACTCACACGAGCAACATAACCCATAGTCTTCTCTGCATCAGGTGTTACAGATACTAATTTAACATCCATACTAGTGATTTAATTTCAATTGTTTACTTACTTTTGTATGAGAGTTAATCGTCAAATACTTTACACATAGGTGAACCAGGATGATCATCACAGAACTCATCTAAAACTTTGTCCTGATGACGATTCTCTGGATTAGCAATCTTACCTTCTGTAGTAGGATCCCACTCATCAGGTGAGTGTGTCTCATTACAATGCAAATCTACCTTGTACTCATTCCACTTATCATTAGGATCATAAAGTGGATCGGATGGATCTTTCTGGCGTGGTTGTGACATAGTTTAACAGTCCTCTTTTTTGAATTGTTTACGGCACTCCTTAAGTACCTTGAGTTCGTTCTTTATAATCTTGTAGGCATCTTCAGCAGATAGTTTTCTTCCCATCTCTAGAGCGATTGTTAGTTCAACTCTAGTTCCGAAGTGTTTAAGTGCCTCCTCAAAACAATTTAGGTCTTCATACATTAATCTTCCTCATCATAGAACACTTCGTCATAATCGTCAAGAGGTATAGGACTTGATTCAAATACCGATTCATCTGCGATATCTTCTTCAGTAAGTTCCTTTCTTATCTCACCAATGGTGTGTTCCAGCAAACTCAGAAGGTCTAGAAGCTTGTCTCTACTCATCTTATGAACGCTAACAAAGCTAATTATAAAACAAAAAAAGAGGGGCGTCAAGCCCCTCGAAATAATATTTGATTTGGTTTGGGTTTAAACTAAGAGTTTCTTACATATTCGCTTACATTGATTTTGATTTAAAGAATCACACTCAATCAAACACTCATAATAATCGTTGATCTTTTCATTTTCCGCCTGTAATTCATCCATTGTAGTTTCAAAATGTCGCCACTCATCGAATTGTGCTCTTGAGAGTAGATTGTGCATGATGTTACCTCCGACTTACAATATTAACGCATGATAAAGATATAAGAGATTTAGTTCACCGCCCCTTTCCTAATTCTGTACTATCTATACAAGTTTGTGTTAATTCACTAACATTTGTTAAGTCGTTACTTAAAGACAAAAAAAGAGAGGGTTTGTAACCCTCTCCGTAATGTAAGTTAATGAATCACTTAGTGTAAGTATGACCACGATAGCAGAATGTACCGTGTGACTCTTTACTTTCTACACAACGTGTATTGTACTCAACACCACGATAAGCGGCGTGAAGAACTTGTGCGTCGTGAAGTGCAGATGCTTTGTTGATCTGCTTCTTTACCATTTGAAGGGTGTTCATGTTGTTACTCCTAAAGTAATAGAGGGTTTTTAATCCCCGTTCCTTCAGTCGTGTGCGTCCCAATAACACTCAGGTGTAGATTCCTTTAAGGCTTCTACTAGTTCAATCTTAACTTGATTGCTAAGATCTTCATGATTCCTCATCCGAAACATAATGCTATCGGCTTGCTGACATGTGAGTGATGAATATAAAAGAAATTCAATCATGGGATGAACGGCTCCGTTCCGCGACTTACTTGCGTCCTATGTTAACACATCTGTGCATTGACCTTCCACCTTCGATTTAAGATAACCTATAAGATTATGCTTAGAACGTTGATCTAAGTTAGGATCCATTTGAATCTCAACTTTTCTCTGTAGAAACCTCTCACATGACATATGCCACCCATAGGGAGACTGGTCATTATGATGAGCAAGAGTCAATGCTAA